TTTATGCTTTATAAAATAATCTCCCCAAAAATTTGGAATTTCCAAATAAATCTTTAAATTTGGGGAAACAAACTATTTTAATTATGAGAAATATTATTAAAAAATTCAAAGAGAGTGCGGACTATCAAGTCCTTTTAGAGATTTCAAACCCTAAAATTATTTTAGGCGCATTATTATTTAATATCTGTGCATTTGTTTTTATGTATGGCTTTTTAGATTTGATTTTATACATACATTACGATTTATAGATTATGAACTTGCAGCAAAAGGTTAGGATTGTTTTAATAGTGGGATTTATTGCCTGGGGATTTTCTCTGGGCATTAGATTCCAAGCTACATGGGATGCCCTTGTAATGTTCGCTATATCATTTACTTTAATACGATATAACAATGGATGAGCCTTACAATTTTTATTTAAACAGCATCAGAGATTTAACTGGTAAAATGCAGCCAGCAGATTATTTGTATCTTAGTGATAAGATATATGATTTTACAGAAAGATTAGACGAAATTAAAAAAAGGTAATATGGAATTTTTTGATCACACACCGCCAGATGATTATGAGGGAGGCTATTGCAGAGTTTGCGATCGCCCTAGTTATGGTGATGATATTTGCAGCGCCACTTGTTTTGAGGCATTTATGCTGTAATTTTTTTTGTTTTTGTTTTTCATTTGATGCAAACCCTAGGCTAAAATAACTGTCTAGGGTTTTTTTTGTAGCTTTGATTTCGTGGATAATAATCAGCGAGGCTGTTTAGCGGAATACTTATTCGCTACAGAGTGCATGAAAAGAAACTACCAGGTTTCTATGCCGCTCATTGACTCATCTCTATACGACTGTATAGTAGATACAGGAGAGCGACTCCTCAGAGTACAGATTAAATCCTCATCTAAAACCCCAGAGAATGAGCGTAGAAAAAATGTACATATTCCTTTACAAAATAATAAACGTAACTATACTAAAGCAAAGATTGACTACTTTGCTGTCTGGAGTGATTTTTTTGATGGCTGGTTTATTTTTAAAAATACTGGACAAATGCAGTCAATAAGAGTTTCAATCACAGGCAAAAACAAAAAATATTTTAATAACTTTGCATTTAACGAATGATTTCTAAAAATCATAGTTTGTTTGGTTTGTTAAGGAAAGGGCGCTACAATTACTGTGGCGCTTTTTTTTTATCTTTGTTGTAAATTAAACGATATGAAAATTAAAATCATTAAAGATGTTTATTCTGGTGCTGGATGGCGCAAAGAGGGTGAGATTTTAGAAATGGATCCTAAAACTGCACGCCATTACATTATCAGAGGAATAGGTATCGAATACAAAGAGGAGAAAGTAGCTAAAGAAACAAAAGAGGCTAAGACTCCTAAAAAGCGTACCACTAAAGCTAAAAAATAATGCACGACATTAAAATCAATTCTGTAACTGGCAGCGAGATAGTAACTACTCAAAATGTAAAAGATTTTGTGAGAATAGATACTAGCGCTGATGACACTATCATAGATAGAATGATAACAACAGCCAGGATCTGGTGCGAAAATTACATAGGCAAAGACATCGTAGCTAAAAATAGAACTTTCTACCTCCAGGAGGTGGATAATAGATTTACGCTACCATTTGCGCCAGTTGCATCAATCAGCTCAGTAACCTCTGAGGGAACTGCTGTGAGTTATGATACCTATGGACTAGATGATACTGTAATTGAAATAGGAACGCTACCAGCTGATGAGGTTAAAGTTACTTATATAACTACAGGATTGACTGATGACATTATCAAAGATGCAATATTGCACCTAGTAGCTACCATGTATGATTACAGAGCTGATTTTATAGAGGGCAATGTAAATGAGGTGCCTAACAGTACTAAAAATTTACTACAGTCTTATAAAACAATGTACTTTTAATGAACGCTGGCAAATTAAATACTAGGATAGAAGTCAAAAGGCTTACTAAAACCTCAGATGGCTTTGGCGGCACTACCTCTACAAATTCAACTGTAGAAACGCTATGGGCAAATAAAAAGGATGTAAAAGGTGATATAACAGCAACTGAGGGAAAGCGAGGCAGATCAGTAGAAGTTGAATTAGAACTCCGCAAAAAGGCTGCTGACCAAATCCTGGACAATGACCTAATAAAAATAGAGGGCAAGGATGGACTCTATAGAATAAATGGCATCTACGATAGTAAACAGGATTTTTTTACTGTTATAAAAGCCACTAAACTAGATTAATGAAAATAGAATTAAACAAGTCTGATTATAATAAGGTCCAGGCAAAGCTGGCAAAGCTAAAGGGCATAGATAAAATAGCATTATCTACAGAGATAGGTAAAGGCGCTTTAGGTATTGCTAGAGATATGAAAAAGATTGCGCCTGTAGATACAGGAAATTTACGCAAAGAAATAAAAGCTGTAGTGAATAATAAACAAGCTGAAATCAGATCAGATGCTCCTTATTCTGGATATGTAGAATTTGGCGGCAAAAACCCAAAAAGACCACAGGCTGAGATTCCATTCTTTTATCCAGCTGTAAACAGAGGTTTAATAAAAATGATTGACAGCATAGAAAAAACAATTAAAAGATCACTTAAATGACAGAGGCAATACATTTTATTAGGAGGGCGATTATAACACGCCTAACAGATGCAATTTCTGTAAATGGTAGTTATGTACCAGTTTATAATAGAGTGCCTAACGATGCCTCTGAGCCTTATATGCGAGTCTATTCTGTAGATTCTAATGAGGTGGATCAAAACGCTGATACTTTTATGCTAGAATGTAGTACCAGGATTGAGGTAGTTACATCCTTTATAGGAGATGATGGCGGAGAGTTACAGGCTAATCAAATAGCATCTGAAATATTAACACTAATTAGAACTCGCTCTGGTAATTATTTTGACCTTAGCGCTGATGGATTTAATGTTTACACTTGTACAAATGAGGGGACTAGTTATCTATATGAGGATGGCGTAGAAAAAACATATTTTAGAGCAATACTAACTATCTCGAATAGAGTAGAACAAACTGCATAAAATGGAAAATTTAAAAATTTGGGGAGTTAATTTGTCAGCATTAGGAATATCATTAGTGAATATAAATTCGATTTTAACAACTTTGGTGCTGTTAGCATCATTAGTGTGGACCATTGTACAGATCAATGATAAAATAAATAAAAGAAAATGAGCAGTAAAATAGACATTAATGGGGATGGAAAAGCTGACTTTACAGTTTCGCCAACTCAAATTATATCAGTAGCTGTAATGTTTGCATCTATTATAGGATCTTACTATACTCTTAATGGCAGACTAGATGCTGCTGAATCTGAGATAACGAAATTAAAATATAACGAAAAGGAGTACACCTGGAAAGCTCAGAGAGCATTAGAGGCTGAGGTGAGAGAGATAACTCTTGAGATGCGAGATTTTATGAAAGACTTAGAATATCTATCAAAGGATAACTCAAAGCGTAGGTGAAAACAGGAACTGTAGGAAACACTTTAAACTATAATTTAAACACAATTAATATGAATACAATTTTAATAATTATCACAGGAGTAATTGCTATCTCAGCAATCGCTATGGTTTTAGCATCTTATAATATTGTAAAAGATGAGAACGGAAACAAAATCCCAGACTGGGTAGAGGATAAATTCTCAGATATTAAAGAGGAAATTAAAAAACTAAAAAAATAAGTAATGAGATTTATCAGCAAACATATCAGCTGGAGGGAGGCGAGTCATTCAGCGACAGCGGAGAAAAAAGAGATCGAGAACACACCACCAGAGGTGGCTGTGCAAAACATGAAAAAACTTGCCAAAAATGTATTCGAGCCGCTCAGAGAATGGGCAGCAGAGCCGATTCGTGTAAATAGTTTTTATAGATCGCCAGATTTGTGCGATGCTATTAGATCAAAGCGTAGCTCACAGCACACTAAAGGTCAAGCAATTGATATTGATGCAATGGGTGAAAAAACAAACGCTGATTTATTTAATTACATTAAAGATAACCTC